GTATTGGTTGTAGGAACTACAGACGAGGGATACAACCAAGTTGATACCGCAGGTAGTGGAACTTGGGGTGGTGCTGCATATCAACAAACAGTAACTAGCATTGGTGGTACACCAGTGGTTGAACCTCAGAGTCTACCATCTCTAACTGGTGATGAGTTCTACCTACCACTTAAGTTCGCACCTATTAAGCAGAATGGTGATCCATATTTTGTAGAGAATGATTATATTATCATCAACAGTGCAGTTTCTGGCAGCGGACATCCTGAAATTGTTCAGGTTCTAGAACTAACCAGAACATCTGTTGCTCCTTACTACCTCAAAGTTAAGCGTCAACCACTTGGCACATATACAGCAATCCTTGCAAATCATCCTGATACAACACCTATCTTTAAGGTTAACGTACAGTTTGATGCTACATGGACTGAGCAGGCACTAGATGCTACTGGTCCTCAGGACAATGTATATCTCTCTGAGTTTGGTGGTGCTCTAACAAATAATGATTATGTAATTATTGATCGTGAAGATACTACAAGCGATGGCATCTTCAATCAGGGTGAAGTTATCAAGGTTATCACTCCTCTAGTAGCTGAACAACAGAAGTTTAGAATCTCTAGCGATTGTACAAACGGAACTGATAGCGATGTATTTGTTGTTAACTCTGTAACTGGTGATACCACTATTCTTGGTGATACTATTATCAACAATAGTCTAACAATCAAAGGTGGTTGTGGTACAATCTCCACGATTGGTTTCAGTGGATCTTGCACATCAGGTTCTACGGTCATCACTAATGTCTCTGTAACGGAACCTGGAAAAACAATTTCTGACATTAAAGTTGGTGATTACATTCGTAACATTACTAATGAGTCTCCAATTGAATTTGATCTAGACACATTTATTGTTTCTATTGATACTGCTGGTAATAAAATTACCTTGAATCAAGGAACTCTTGGTTCTTCTACTGCTACTGTAAACCTACAGGCAAGAAGAAATGAGAAGTTTACACTAACAAATGGTAATAAAGTACCAACATATGAAGTTGATACCTGTACAGGAACCACTCATCTTGGTAATCACTTCGGTAGAATTGATGTAAAAGTTGCAACTTCTGCTTCTGGTACATCATATACTGATACTGATATCACTTCACTATATGATGCCTCTACAATCACCAAGGCATATGGTTATTGGTTCGATCCTAAGACAATCAATGCTGGTGGTCCTGATACAACTATCAGAGCTGCTGTTGCTGGTTCTAGCAATCAAATTCAAATCCCAGTTCAAACACTTGGAGTTGGTGATGGTGCCTTTGCTGTCAATGATCTAGTATTCGTTGGAACTCCAACTGCAGCATCTACTGGTATTGGAGACTTCCAGATTGTTAAGGTCGTAGATGTTGTTGATAACGATCCTGCTAATCCAACACTTGTTATTGGTGATCCTGGAGATGGTTTAACAACTAACATTGGAACTAACGATCCTAACAATGCAATCTACACTGTTGGAAATGTTGTTAGAAGAGTGCTCAAGCACCCAGAAATGGCAAACATCATTGATGTTGAAACTAGAAGTAGAGTCAATTCTGGATCCACTTCTTCTTATGTCTCTCTAATTATTGATAGAGGATATATTGTACAACAAAAACTAGATTACACTGGTTGGTTGTGTCTTGCAAATGATGGCGAAGATTCTGTAGTCTGGGCATATGTTAATGGCAGACTTGACGGTGTAGTTCATCAAACAACGATGAATGAGCAACTCAAGGATGGTGCTCGTGAGTTCAGAAGTGGATCTCTACATCTTGCTAATAACCTGAAGATGACAGGTGGTAGCTTTGAGATCTATGACTCTGTTAACAAGACAAGACTATTTGGATTTGTTAACGATGATGGTCACGCTGATCACCAAGGTCTGTTCTTCTGGGATGCTGGTGTTGTTGCAAGAGGTGACTTCTATCTCTTCAGCGCACAAGATCCTGAGAACGTTGTTCAGAATCCAGACTCCACAACACCTTCGTTCTTTGTTGATAACCTAGGTAATGTTGGAGCAGAAAGATCTCTAACAATTGCTGGTGTTGCTCAAGCAAATCCATCAACTACATTCAAGCAGTTTGATGTACAGAATCTAGGTCCAAATGGCACCGAAGAATTTGCTATCAAGCAAGATAGTTCTATTGATGCATTTGGATATGACAACTTCTATACATCTTCGGGTGGTAGACATACGAGATATATTTCTTCTGCATCACCAGAAGAAGATCTATCAATCAAGGCGAACATCGTTTACATGGTGAACGTTACTGCATCCACAACTCTAATTCTTACTCTACCATCTGCTCCACAAACAGGAGATGTCGTAAGAGTAACTGATGTTGGTGGTAACCTAAGTTACAATACATCCTTGGTCCTTAGAACACCAGAATCATCTGGAACTAAGATTCAAGGGGATAATACAGGTACACTTCTAGGTGGTAGATTGACACCATATCCTTCTGGAGAACTGGTAGTTCAAACACCAAATGCAGCGTTTGCATTAGTATACCTAGGCGCTGGTGATAGTAATGGTCAAGTAGGTATTCCAACCGCAGTCCAAGGTTGGTGGCTAACGGAGGTCTAATAAATGGCAAACTATAATAGAATCAAATCTGCCAAGGCGGTTCCAATCGGAACCATTATGCCTTGGACAGGTTCTTCTAGTCAATCAGCTGTCGTCGAAGATGGCATTCCTTTTGGATATGTTGTTTGTAGAGGACAATCATTGCGTGCCATTGATTATCCTTTGCTTGCACAATTATTAGGAAATACATATGGTCCATTCCAAGAACCTGGAGGACCAGCAGTAGGCATTCAAAATGCTTACCCTAACTATGATGAAAATGATATTTTTATTCTACCTAATCTAAACAACTGTGCCATGGTTGACATAGAAGGATCTAGGATTTCTCCTGAAGATGCTGCTGTCGTTGGTGCGTATATTACAGAGAATGGAAATGATGCTGCCCCACTAAGTTTAATTACATCATATGTCGATGTTAATTTTGCTGTAGAAGGTGATACTCAGCTATCTGGAAAGATGACTGGTATTACATTAGGAGATCCTGCATTCTTTGACACATATAGAACTATTCCTAGAAAGTTAGGTGTTGATCATACCCCAGGACATACACACCCAAGACCTCCTGGTGCTGATGGTGCATCTGGTAGTTATCCATCTACAGGTCTTGCAGGTACATTCGTTGCAACATTTATGCCTGGTAATTATGATACACAGGACAATGAGTGGACAACTGCTGACCCAGTTGGTGTTGGAACTAATGAAGATACTGCTGATAGATTTGAACCAGGAGAAGTTCTTCTCACATGGTATGATGAAGTAGCAAATAGTTTGGTTACTTGTGATCAGTTTAATGACTTTACTGCTGCATCACAGGTTATTCCTCAAAATAGAAGTGCATCATCACCAAGAACTATTCCTGCTTTTGGACAAACAGAAAACTCATATGAAGATGATTACTCGTGTGTTCCAAATGAAAATGTTCCAGCATATTCTGGTCCTTTTCCTGCTCCAGGAACATATAATGGTTACGATAATTTTTATCGCTCATCAAACGTTGCTCCAGCAAGAAGAGGTGGACCATATCCTACTACATTAAATCACAATGCTGATGCATGGACATCTACTGCACTTGCTTCCCATAATCATTTTACAATTGATCTTACAATGACTAAGGGACAGATGAGAATTCCTAGCACTACACTCATAAATAATATGACGACGGGAACTATTGCACCTGTTAGTGTTGACAAGGCTTTGAGTGTGCAGATTAACCCTAATACACCATCTTTAACTACTCTTGTTATAATGAGGGCATACTAATGGCAGTATTTTATAATAGGGAAAAATCAAAGGTAGGAACAACTACTGGTACGATTATCAATTGGTCGAAAGAACTTACTTCTAATGATCCTGATGACCAAAATGTGAGAGAAGTTCTTCCTGCAGGATATCTAAGATGTGATGGATCCATCTACTCCGCTGATGTTTTTCCTGAATTAGCTACTGTATTGGGAGTAGGAGATCAATCTAGATATAAAAAACCAAACGTAACTCTTTTACCAAATCAATTTCAACTCCCTGATTTTGGTTCTAAGAAACTTAGAGCTTCTAGTGGAGCAAACTTAGGTACAGAAGTTGACTTAAGAATTCAGGATGATAATGATCAAGAAATCACCAAATCTGGAGTTGGATTAGAAGTACAAAGTAATATTGGTACTACCTATGAAATTCTATATCAAGGTAACTTCTTTCTACCATCACAAGTAATTCCAATTACTGGTGAACCAGGATTTACAAGATCTACTGGTAACTACACAGAATCAATTGACGTTCTACCTAATGCTTTCTTACCACACGCTCACTTCCATGATGGAACTAGAACTAGAGTAAGATCTTCTCTTAATAATGAATTTGCAGCTTTTGGTAGAAACTTCTATAGAAGAAAATCTACATTATGTGTTGTACCTTGGTACTATAACACTAGACAACCACTATGTCTATTAGCTGCTACTAGAATTAGACTTTCTGGTATTAGTAATCCTGACGGACAAGGTGGTGGACTTGGTGGTTTGTTCGGAACTTGCACAAGAAATGTTTATGGTGGATGTTTATCTGGTTGTACATTTGCTGATGCTCCAGCATATAACTGTTTGATTCCTGAGGGAACATCATGTGGTTATCCTATGTGGTCTGGTGTTTCTAACTGTGCTCAAGGTAATGATCCTCAAGAAACAGAATCGTGTGGTGAAATCGAATACACTGGTACTATCTTTACTAAGTGTACTGGATCTGGTCTTGCATGTGGTGACTTCCCTGCTCAACCTAAGAAAGGAAGTATCACTGTTCCTGTAAACTACACTGAGGATAATTTACCATTTGACTCTGCAAAGGATAACGATGCACCAGGATATTCTGCTATCTCAAACACAACTAATGAAGTGGAAGCATTTGGTAATGATGGTACACATAGACACTTTGTGAACTTCAATGCCCAACCACATACATACCAAGTGAACACATTGCCTACGTTTATCCCTGCGGCAAACTTGGAGTCTACTATTTCTATTCAAGTTAATCAGCAAAACAAAGCTGATCAATTCATTCAACCATACCTTGTTCAAGAGTTCCTAATTAAGTTCTGATGACCGTCTCCTATAGAAATAAATTTAATGCCTATAAACAGGAGCATGAACAAAATTATGCTTCTATTGGATCTATTTTATCTTTCCCTGTAGATTCTTATAGCGATACATCTCCTGTTGGAGGAGGCGCAGGTTCTGGAAGTCAAATTCCTGAGTATTCATATAATGGATACTTGTATTGTGATGGTAGAACGCTTCTAATCAGAGATTATCCACAATTATACTCAGCAATTACTACCACTTATGGTGGAACTACATCAGTTGCTAAGGAAGATTCTGGACAAGATGGTGGTTTAAGAAGAATTTTCTGGATTGGTAATAAGTGCTTCTTTACATTCTATAGAGATACTGGAGTAAATGCTAGTGTACAACTTCCATATCCATATGGATTTAATTTTAGATTTGTAGATGATACTGGTAGCACTCCTGCTGGTCCTGGACTTGGTAGTGTTCCTTCTGGTGCCTTTGCTTATAACACATTTTATGGAACAAAACTACCAACAGAATCTTTAACAACAGCACAAGTACCAACGGGTGAGTTTGCTTACGAAGTTGTTTTTCCAGACGGTGTAGATCCTGCTACTCTCCCTAAATCTGATGTTGTTATCACTAACAATATACACCCAAGCATCGTAATATCTAAAGCTTTTACATTTGCAGATACCCCATATCAAATTGGAACATTTGATCTACCTGACTATAGAGACAGAGTAATTGTTGGAGTAGGATCTGTTGATGGAGAAGGAACACCAACAGTAGAAAATGCTCTAATTAATACTGTAGGTCAGACTGGTGGATCATGGTATATTTCTAAAGATGAACTTTTGGATGGTGGAACGTTCTTTGCTATCGGTGATGTAAGAACTAGAGGATATACAGAAATTGTTGCTGATGTCTTCTCATATATTACTGGTTCGGTTGACTTTAGAGTAGGACCACTTGACGACTTTATTTTTAGTAGACCAGTAGAACATAACCACTATATTCTGTCTTCTGAACCTGATACTATTGTCGATAATGAGAGAGAAGGTGTACCAGTAGATGAATTTGCTGTAAACTATACACGAACTAGAGCAAACATTCAAGCATTTGAACCAGCAGGTGGCGGTGGTCTTGCATTAGGTCACTCACATGGATTGACAAGAGAAGCATTGAATGATGCTACCACTGCTACTTTTGGTAATACTGCTGGTATTGGTGGCATTGATCCCAACCAACCAGCAGATATATTCTATGATGTTAACGGTGCAGAATGGAATACATTTCTACACCCTCTTGGTGATGGTAGAATTGGATATGATGATATTTCATTGGAACCACATGGTCCTGGAACAGGTGAATGGGAAGGATTCTTAAAACCATCAATTGCAGCAGGAAATAGATATCTTGCATTTGGATATGGTGCTAGTGCAACTGGTTTTGATAATCCAGAACAGCTAAAAATGTCTAGAAGAGTTGAACTTGAACTAGATTTTACTGGTTATACTCAGTTGTATATTTTTGCTATTGCTGGTAATGATAGCAATGGCGGAGAACGTCCTAATAATGTAGGTGAAGGATTATTTTGTGAATTTAGTAATGGAGAATCTCTTCGCCTTATGCCATCTGTGCAAGATTACAAAAATGAAAACGGATTGGAAAACCAAGAAGCATTTGACTTATACGATGCTATTCACTCTAACTGGAAAGAATTTGTTATTGATATTCCTGCAGCATTACAGAATCAACCAAATCAAGTTGTTACAATAAAACAAGATCTTGCATCAAATAATGTTGAACAAGGTGCTGGTGTTCCAGCTGGTAATGAAAATGCTAACGATATGTTTGGTGTTCAAGGTGTTGGATTACGTGGTGGTATTCTTGAGGAACCACCAGAACCAGATGGTTGTTATCCAATTACATCTAGTCCAAACGTTGATATCATTGCGCTCACGTATACTGCTGGAAACGGTTATGCTTTAGCTAATACTGCTGACGCTCATGGATTTGAGAAAGGAGATTTCGTTACTGTTTCTGGTGCTATTCCAGACCAATATAATGGAACTTTTGAAATTATTGATGATGAATTTGCTAGTAATACATTTGCATATGTCCCAGATACTGCACCAAGTGTTAATACTGCACAAGCATCTGGAGGTACTATAACAGCTAAACTTGCTGCTGGTACATTCACTGATGTAACATCAACTCCTTTCCCAAGATTATATCCTATTGATAATAATACTCAGATTGGTGGAAAGGTAGATGTTGATGAACTTCCTGGAGTTGGTACAGTATTCCAAGAAAATGATTTGGATAGTGCTGGATCATTTACTTTAACTCCTGTCCCACAATCTTCAGGTAATGTAACAAGGATTGATATTGAATTGCAAGCGCCTGGTGGCGGTGGCGCAGGATCTACTGGTGACGGTGGCGATGGTGGATATGCATATTTTATTATTGATGTTGGTGGTACTTCTTACACAGTCTACGCATATGGTGGTCAAGGTGGTACTGCTGGTGGATCTGGTGGTGGAGGTGGTGCTGGTGGCACCTTCCTAGTCCCTGCAGGATTGGCAGCATTATCTAATGTTAGTATTAATACAAATACTGGAGAAGGTGGTGATTCGGGTGGTGGCACTGGTCCTGGACAAGCAGCAGGTGGCGGTAACATTGGTGCCCAAGGATCTGGTGGATATGGTCAGGCAGGAACATTTCAGAGTACAACTGATACTGGATTTGTTACTCAAGGCGGAACATCATGGACAGCTCCTGGTCCTGGAGCAAGCACTTTAGTTGGCAGAACTGTCAGTGTTAAAGTCGCAGGTGGCGGCGGTGGTGGTGGTAATGGTAATGGTAACTCTGGTTGTGATAATACTGCTAATGGTGGTGCTGGTGGTGGCGGAGCATTGATTACGGGAACATTTAATGGTAATGGTCCTGCAACACTGACTTGGCAAACAGGTACAGGTGGATCTGCTGGATTTAATAATGTTGATGGTAACATTAATGGTACTGGAGGAGAAGCAGGCTCAGGTCCTGGTGGTACTGGTGCTGCTGGCGGTGGTCTTGGTGGTACTGGTGCATGGGGTAACGGTGCTACCGCTGGTGCTGGTGGCGGTGCTACTGGATTGTTCTACAATGGTACTATCGCATGTCTTGGCGCTGCTGGTGGCGGCGGTGGCGGTGGATCAGGTGGTGGTTTCAATGGTGGTGGTACTACTGATGGATGCTACGCTGGTGGAAACAATAGATCTGCAGATACTAACTTAGTAGGACAAACAAACGCATTAGACTTTGACACTGGTGCAAATGGAACTAGTGGAGGATGTACTGCTGGTGGAGGCGGCGGTGGTGGCGCTGGCGCTGGTCCTAGTGGTGGTGCAAATGGTGGTGACGCTGGTATTGCTGGTGTTGGACACAATGGTAATGGTGGTGGTACTGGTGGTAAGCGTGGTCAGTCTGCTTACAGATCAAATCTAATGAATGCAACTTTTAGCACTGCAAGTAATGGTGGTGCTCCAGGATCTGCTGGTGGTAGTGGATATGTTCAAATCAGAGTTCAAGATACAACAGAATCATATGCTAATGTAGGTGGCGGCGGTGGAGAAGGTGCTCAAATCTTCTTTGAAATTACTGGTGTTAACACTACAGTCACTGCTGGTTTACAAAATGCTGGTGCTTCTGGTGGGGATGGATCTCAAGCTGGTAATCAAGGATATGTTACTGTTGCATATAGAGGAACAACTCCTGGAGAGACTGTAGAAGGAACAGTAACAACACCTATCGGTGGATATTATGAATGTGATCTTCAGGGTGTGCCTAGTGGTGCTAAGATAGATGGTGCTATTTGGAAATCATCTAGTGCAAATGGTGACGATGAGTATGCAGAGCTAGTCCCACTTGATCCTGGAAATGGTACTGGACCTGTGGGTAAATTCCAGATGAGCACCAGTGCTGCTGGTGATCCTGCTACTTATGGTGGTCGTGCAACAAAATACTTGCCTTTCACTGGTCCTGGAACAAGAGAATATATTATTGGAAATTTAGATCTACGAAATGTAAATAAGATACAATTCTCTGCAATTCGTGGAACCAACTTTAATGGTGGCGCTGCTCCAGAAGAAGATTTACTATTATACTGGAGAAAAGAGGGATCTGCTACCACAACACTACTAAACTCTGTTCTTTCTCAGTCATCTGGTAGTGGAAGTTGGGAAGAAGTTGACATCATCCTTGCTGAAGGTAGTGATGTCAGAGATGCTAATATTGAACTAATTCTTAGACAGACTAGAGTTCTTACTCAAGATGATAATGCTAGTTTTACTGAAGACAATTATGGTATTAGTGCAATGACACTATTCTATAGTGAGGTAACCACTAGAGAGTTCACACCATCTAATGGTACAACTATTTGTGACATTGATTTTGTTGATAGAACTGTTACTACAGCAGAATCTGGTATGATTTCATCTGAAGGTACATTTGAGATGAGTTCTTCTACTCCTATCTCTGTTACAGCAGATGCGATTCCAGAAAGTAATATTCCTCTTATTACAAAATACCATAGAGTCAAGTACCTTATCAAAGCCGTCTAAATACTATGACGGTATGAGATCTCTTAAGCTAGCACGATGAGCGAGTATTCTTCACAAGATGTAGCATTATATCTAAATGCCATCAATAAAACTATGGCACGAAATGGAGTCACTAAAGTTATTAGTGATGATTTCTGGACAAATGAAATTGTCCCTATTTTGTATCCACTATGGGACTCTGATAGAGATAAACTAGAGAGTTACATGAGATACAAGACTGGTGTCTCTTTGATGAATAAAAATAAGTATCAAAGAAACCAGAGAACTGGTCAATACAAATGGGTTTCATATGAAATGGACCTTGCTTCTTTTGAGCAGTCTGAACTAGATGATCTGTACAACAAATTAGAAGAGAAATATATTGAGTTTAGAGGTCTACAAGATAATGACCTAGATGCTGAACTATCTGCTAAGTTTGCTAACGATAACTATACAAACTGGACGAAGATCACATTGATCAGAAACTTCTTGCTTATGGACAGTGACTGGACACAACTAGCAGATTGTCCTCTCACTGATGAACAGAAAGCGAGATGGAATGCATATAGACAGAAATTGAGAGATATTCCACAAGAACAGAAGTCTATTCCTGCTAACGCAATTAAGTTCCCAATCACTCCAACCAAGTATGAAGAAATGCTTGCTGATAATGCAGAGATGGGTGCATACTTACAAACAGACTCACAGTTCTATATCTTAAGTCAGACAGTATATCGTAAGTTTAGCAAGAGAATTACTACATATCTTGCAATGGCAATTACAACTGAGGCAATTGATGGTCTACCTCAGAATAGAATCTATGAAGAGAGTGATACTCTAGATGCTATCCTACAGGCAATTGACGATGGAGGACTAGGTTGATGGCACTTATCTCACTAAATCCAAAGACTATTGGTGAAATGGCAGCACGTCTAGCAGAGCTAGAGAATAAGTATGTTGTTGTAATTGATAATACTGCATATCACTCACTATCTACAGATGATAAGGCATTGATGTATGCATATTATAAGAGTGTAGATGAGGATGGTGAACCACAATGGATCATTCCAGAATCAGAGATTGATGAAATCTTTGCACAGAAGCATACATTTTACATGTTTAAGACTGAGCAGATTGCTGTAGACAATTGCTGTGACTGGTTCCCACAACCACAGAACTTACCAAATGCAGCGTTTAGGATACCTGCATATGTAATCAAACCTAACGGAACTATACCATACGTCAACGAAGATCCGACTGACCCTGGTTGACACCCCCTTGACAGTGTGGTAGGATAGCGACAGCGAGCACGAGATCCATGCTTGAATTTTGCTATGAACTACCTTACGAGGAACTTGACTTTACAGATCCAGAAACTCACGAACTTTATCGTATCGGTAGGGGAGAACAAGGAGTTCTACTGGTTCGCCCTTATACAAACGATATTTGTGCTCATTGGAAATTCAGAACTCCCGAGCTAGCAGTTAAGTCTGCAAACAAAATCTATGCCATGTATCTTGACTACAGAGACGCTAAAGACTTTGTAGGTATGGATATGTGTCGTAAGTTTCTAGAGATGGGATTTACTCGTGCTCGTCGATACGCTAACCATCACTCAGGTACAAAGTATGATGACAATGGTGAGGTCCGCCCTCAGGAATCTGACCACTGGACCTGCGACTATAATCGCAGTGCTCAGATATTCAAGAGAGTACGTGACATCGTTGCAAACAATGAAGAATACAAAAAACAACGCAAACTTTGGAGATCTAATGAGAGTACCCACGCAGTACGAGTTGACGCACTTGCAGCTACAAGCAATGTTACGAGACAACGCTATTCCAGAAAGCGAACTAAAGTATCTGGGTGATAAAGAATACCCTGTGGACTTCCAAGCACATCCAGAGTATCATGGTATCGTTATGCCATGGTATCTTGTAGGTGGACAGCATGAGGTGCCAGTATGTGACATTGCATCAGTTGACCGTGTGGACGATGATGATTGTGTCCCTGAGAACGATGGGTGGGGACCTGCTGGTCCTCCTCAAACATAAAGAAATCATGAGTTTGTCTTGATTTCCCATTAAAACAATCTAAAATACTATCACCTACGCTAAGATCAAATGGATTGGGACACGAACAAACAAGAGAAACGTAAAGACGCTTTCTTCATCTTCTATGAGAGTGTTCTCAAACCAGACCATGAGCTACGTCAAGATGCACATGATCAGAAATGCTACCATGAATTACTTGAGTGGCGTGGTGAGATCATTGCTTATCTTGACCGTCGTCGTAACGAGGAATTTTAATGACATCACCCATCATTCAACCTGACAACACTTATGAAAAGCAACGCCTTTGTCGTATGCAAGATGCTATCGACGATTACCTCCAAGATGACAAAGTATCGCCACGACAGGCATATGAAGAGATGCTATCTTGCGTCGATGATGTGATCAAGTATCACGAGAAACATTATCTTCGTGCTCGTGAACTTCGTGATCTAATGACTGGTCATCGTTTTGTTGATCTTATTCCTGATAGATATTGATGGATGAGAAAACTAGACTGTTGAGTGCAATTCAACAGCTACATAATGTTGCTAACCTGATCAAAGAGAATGATTACCGTGACTACATGTGTGGTAAACTTATCATGGTTCAGGTTGAACTAGAACGTCAACTTACTAATGTGATTCACAATGAACGAAGAGGAATTCAAAACTGCGATCAACAACATTTTGATGATGCAGAACAACAACGACGCCAACTTTCAGATTTTGCAGGCACAGATTGATAACCTGCAAAAGCAATTGAGTGAACTGAATGATCTCAAAGAGATGTTCAGGTTGCCCAAACCACAAAACAAGGATCGTAAACTGTTTGATGAACAAGAATGATTTTGAATTGCTACAACCTGTTGCATATGGGCACGTAACAGGTTATATTTCTTTCATAAGCGAAGAGTACATTACTATTTGCTTCAAAGACATCCCACTGCCCACGAGTGCAAACTCACGGTGGGGTCGTCACTATGTTAACATTCTAGTCTACCCTCAATTTTGGCATGAAGTACGCAGTCGTTTGGATGAAGAACAAGAAGAAGGGCACCGCCCGCCAAGAAGCGATCTTCTACAATTTGGACGATGCCGCTCTATGGGAGCAGCACATAAACAAGACCCAGCATTGTCGCACTGACATCATCCCCATCTACGGTGAATCATGAACTTTCAGGCAGAGAGTAAAGCATCAGGTGATGAGTTTGAGGAGATTGTAGAGCGTGATCTACTCTCCAAGGACTATACTATTGTGTCTACCAACACCAAACTAGATGGTATTGGTGTGAATGTGGACTATATTGCTGAAGATAAGCATAGTGTGGTAGAGTATGGTGAAGCTAAAGGAGGACGGAGCGGAGGTAAGAAGCGCCCAGGTGCGGAACGCACGGATAACGTGAAGAAAGCAATCTGCAATGGCGCACTGCTGAAGTTCAAGAACCCTGATTGTAAGTATGTTATATACTTCTCCGCACCACCTAAACCAGGGTCATCCTCAGATGAGATGATTCGTACCGCACTAGAAGCAGGATACGTGGACGAGGTGCGGTATTTGAACTATGCCTGACCACTTTAAGAAGTGTCACAGGGGGCTTGCGTAGTCCCCTTTTTAATGCAATACTATATGAGTAGTCAAGGGAACCACCCATGCAACTCTTCACCTCTGCCACAAAGATCGACTTCTATCCTATTGGCACTGGCAAGCGATTTGTTAAGAAAGTCGTTTGGCATCCTGGTTCTGAGAGTGAGATGGTATTCTTCACCACTCGTGACCGTATCGGCATGAAGTATGATGTAGAAGCATACATCGCCAATGGTGCTGTAGTGACTGCCATCAACACTGAAGAGTATACTGGTTCCGATTACTCCCCTCTCGCTTGCTGAGAGGCGTCTAGGATCGCCTAGAACACCCCTTTAACCCATTATTGCTATGGAAACTAGATCAATTGATCTGACCGCTAATCAGATCAGTTTTATTATTGACATGATGTGGGACATTGATCCTAATCTTTGTCAACGTATTGCAGCTAGGAATGACATGAATGACATTCAACTGCACGATCAACTACAACAATCATTGCTTAACTATCATGAGTGAAATTCCAAAAAAACTCACTGAAGAGGAAGAAGCAGCATCGCTGGAGATCACTGTAGATGAACTACGTCTCCAGAAGCAGAAGGATGTGCCACTCAAGAAACTGCCCCATCAACGCCTGCATGGTCACTGATTGACTCTATAATAAGGACATCGACAGGGACACCACCCATGCCTAACGCTTACGAAGTCAGCATCTGCAACGAAGACCTGACCACCAGCATCTTCTACATCACACGTCCTGCTACCAAGTCCATGCGTGGACTGAACCGTCAGCATAACAACGTTGTGAACCAAGTTGTCAATGCTATCCGTGAAGTGCGTGGATGGCGTCGTCTCACCGTCAAGCGTGTGCCACTTGCAGAAGTTGCACAAGGTAGCGTGTAATCGCTTCCTGCCTTGCTATACTAAGTTCATCAAACAAAGACACCCAATGCCTTCCACTCAACAAGAAATCCTCAAGTACACCGAGATGCTTTGCGAAGCACTCAAGCAAAACTTCATTGAGGAGAACATTCGTCGTCACAAGTTTCTTATCCCTAGCTCTGACAATCCTCAGTATCATGAGGACCGTATCCAAGAGTTCAAGGATGGCAAGTGTGACTACGATTTCGTGATTGAGAGTGGTCGTAAGTATCACAAGGTTGTTATGGTCAGCAACCAGCGTAGTGTACATGCATTTGTTGACAAGAAGACTGGTGAACTGTACAAGGCAGCATCATGGCGTGGTCCTGCTAAGGATGTTCGTTTCGACCTATCTGATTCCGCAAGTCGTGAACATGTTTACGAGCATTGCGACTGGGCAGGCGGTTACCTCTACAAGAGTTGACACGCCGCTCATTATAATATACAATACATAGGTCACCTTACTTCTTCCTCTCATGTCTGCTCCAAACTTCTACATCGTTGCTGACGGCAATGCCTACGCTCTAGATGATGACAATGTTGCATTCGGTGCTCCAGTCAGACTGGATGGCACTGTAGATTGGGATTGTGCTTACGATTTCGATCCATGCGACGAAGATATTGAATATGTTGCCCATGTGTGTCAACTCCTCGTGCAAGCACAAGCACTTACTAATGAACACAATCAAGAGGTCTTTGTCAAATGAGTAAACCCAATCCACTAGCAGATTATATCACCACGCTAGTAGAACCATTTCCTAATCGCTACACTATGGGTGAGTATACCATTGCGGTAACTCCTCGTGCTGATCTCGATGATGATGGTGTTCAACGTTACTGGCGAGCATTCTCTAAGTTTCCTAACGATTTTGCAGCAGCACTCAACCGTATGCTGCCTCGTGATGTAGAATTCAGGTCATACGACCACCTCCAGAACAAACTTACCCTTTTTAAGAAATGAGCATTGACGAACTGATCTCTACACGTCGTGACGACATCTATGAGTGGGCAACTGGTCGATTCAAGCAACTGATATCAGAGGATCGCATCGATGATGCACTAGCTCTTGCTGATGAGTTCTTTGAGTGGTTGGATCCCGAACAACTACATAGCGAAGAAACATTGTTTTACAATGAAGAACTACTCCAACAATACTTCATTGAACTCACAGAAGGTTGATGACACCATGAGGTCGTTGATTATGAACTATATCAACGCCACAAACAAAGGTGATCATGCTGCTGCTGAGGTTATACTGCATGAGATTAATACGATGAGGAAACTAACTGATGACCGTTAATTGTATATCAGCATTCCCATCACCTATTATCTCATTCAGTGTACCTGACTATGGTCTTATTCGGGATGAGACCATTGATCGCATCTATGAGTTAAGAGAAACAACAGAGTCTGTCAAACTATCCAATGCAGGTGGTTGGCAGTCTTCTAAGCAACCACCATCACCCAAACTACTCTTCAAATCTGTAGATAGTATTATGTCACAGTTTTTGACAGAAGAACTACAGTATAGTGTTGGGAATGTGTGGTACAATGTCAACACACCAGGATCATTTAATCATAAGCATACACACCCAGGATGTGATCTTGCGGCGGTGTTTTATGTCAAGGTTCCAGAAGGTGACTGTGGTAAGATCGAGATTGAGAACCCAAACTATTTCAATCAGGTCAGACTACTGGATGCGATGAACCCTAAGATTAAAGAAGACATGATTGCATTCACTTCTATGTGGTTTCCACCAGTAGAAGGAACTGGTCTTATCTTCCCATCTAATCTGACACATCGTGTATCTGAAAACAACACACAAGAAGATAGGATTAGTATTTCATGGAACATGTCGATAAACTTCTAATCAAAGTAATGGCAGCAGGTCTATGCTTCGGCATGGCACATGGTGCATTAGCTAATGAAGACAAGATCACCAAGGGATTCTATAGCATGGATGCTATGGGTTGTATGCTCCTCAAAGAGTGTACAAAAGATGTAGAACGCATCAACTCATCGATTGATCTGATGAATGCATATCCTGATGCTAATTGGGATTATGTTAAGGATGAGTTTGACCAGATCATGATTGCATTCAAGAAGATTGGTGTGCATGTACATCTTGCTGATGAGAAGTATTTCCCTCATAGTCATCGTGGTGTGTACCATACTGTGAGTAATCACTTCTATCTCAATAAGCGATACATGCATCAACCATGGGTGTTGATGAGTGTTGTACGACATGAAGGATGGCACGCTGCACAAGATTGTATGGCGGGTACTATCAAGAATAGTATGATTGCCATCATCAAACCAG